CCGTCAGGCATTTGGAGGATAGGTCCCTGTAGTGCATTATAATTGTATGCGTGAGTATTAACGCCCAGTACAGATGAAATAATAGTTCCGTCTCCGTAATTTATGGTCTGCCCTGCTCTGTCGATGTTAATGTCTATAACGTTGCCGTCGGCGTCGTTCTCAAAAACAGCATACAGCCCTACAAAACGCTCGTCTCCGACATTTATAACGGGCAGGGCAGGCCATAGAGGGTTGCGAGTCCACCAAACATTCGGAATCGGCTCAGGAACATACAAAGTCGGATCCAACGCCTCAGTAGAAGTAGCGATTGAAATACCTTGTGCTGTGAAGTAATCAACGATTGACTGGTTGACAACATAAGGTATCTCAATGATTTCATCAATCAATAGCGTGTCATCTGTCTTGCCGTTTTGGAGCAAGATATCCATAACGCTATCAACGCTCCCTGTGTGCATAAGAGCAATATCGTGTATAGTCTGATTATCTTTTACTTTAACCTTCATATCTTGCTGTTATTTCAATATCCTCTGCAGATCGAACATCCACTTTAACACCACTTCCTCCATCTGCTTCAATCTGAAGTTTTATTTCCCTGGAAAGCTTTTCTCTAATTCTTGAGTCCATAGGAGCTCTCAGGAATCTTGATATACCGATTCCCAAAATAGGGTTTTGAGTATACTCACCTTTTTGAGCAATTAACAAATCTTCAACATGCTGCTGATCTGAATCACCAATGATGAAGTCACCGTTTTCGATCTGCAGATCTCCGTCTTTCAATAAAAAGTCTTTAGCCATGTTTCACAGTTTCGTTTTCAATTCCTTGTCCGTCTTTATAATCCAATGAAGCAAGCGCAGTATTTAGCGCTGTCTGAAATGCTGAAGGAGATCCATTACCAGGTTCATTAATTGGAACGCTTAATATATTTTTGAATGCATCAATAAACGTTTTGTTTATGGTAAGGATCTGCTGTAACTCCTCTGCTTTTACAACAGAATAATCATCACCATTAAACTCTATTAAATCAGCGATTAAACGGTATTTAACAATCTCATCGTATTTCAAAACGACAAGAGCTTCAGCTTTACCGTCAATCTTTCCGAGCAATACTTTTGATCCAACCTTTGGCTCTATCAATATCCCTGTATCATCTGTATTAATTACAGACTTTACTCTGATCTCATCAATCTCAAGATTATCTATCTTGCACGTAATTGTCCAGTCATCTGAATTAAATGCAGTAACCTCAGCAGGGATGATCGATGGTGTCACCATTCCTCTAACTATCTTTCTAATACTTTCGTTTAATAAGCTCATGATCTTGCTCCTAATTTTACATCTTGAGAAAATCCACCTACTCCAATGGAGTAAGTCACTTCATCAATGTAGTAAGTTCCTCGTTTGTCTGACTCTTCATTGTCTTGTATTGTTAATATGTCTCCGTGGCGCACGAAAGGCTCACCGAATAACTCAAGCGATCCTCTGAATCCATCATATATTAATCTTTCCGATTCTTTTTGTGCGATCTTCTCCAGTTCAGACTTTGGTATATTGTAAAAATTCAACGTGCGTTCATCACCTTCAGGATCTCCGAGCTCGACTTCATGCTTTTGACCGTTTGCCATGTTTGAGATGGCTGTGATCTTAATCTTCACATCGTCCTTGCTCTTGTATTCGAGTTCATCATCTTTTACGGTTTCATTCAATACAACAAACTTCTCCACTGCGTACTCAGGATCATACTGCTTACCGACTGTGATCTTACCACCTCGGATAAAAGACCGCAAACCAAAATCACTCTTGATCTGATCAAGTACTTTCGCTGCAGTTGTATTTGATGCGATAAACTTTGGAAGTTCTACTTCGAAAGCATCAACTTCATAGTCTGGAAGGTTTCTGTCCAGGAATGATTTGATCGTTTCATTCTTGGCAACATCATTAATCGTGATCTGCTTAAGCTTCCACATTAGATCCTCGCATTCAATAACAACTGGCACGGATGGTTTAACTGCAACAACAAAACCGTCAAACACTTTATACATGTTTGGTTTGTATCCATAAGAGATACTCACAGCATCGCCTTTCTTGATAAGATCTTTCAATTTGTTCTTATCATATTTCAATGCTGCAGGGAGAGCGATTGTTGCATTATCGGTTAACGATTCCCAACCGCTTGTGATATCAATTTGATGAACATAATCAAACTCGAATTGACCAATGGTGATATGTACTTGCGTTACTTTCATTGCGTCAATGCTGATAATTCGTTTACATTTAATTCTAAAGGAACATCACTCTTTGCCGTGAATGAATAGGCTTGGCAATTCACATACGGAGACTTATCAATTGTAGGTTGCATCACAACTATTTCATAAATACCTAAAGCATTCAATACTTCATGAGTTACCTCGAGTGTTGATCTGATTCGCATGAACTTCATGAACTCAACAACCTCCTGTAATGGATACTGGAAATCTTGAGAACATAGAACGCCTGAAACATTTATTTCGAAATCGCCATTATTAATAAATTCCTTAACAGAACTATCACGTCCGTCGATAATAGTCTCTACAATGTTTCTAGGCATGGAAATATCTAATACGGCAGATTCAAGCACTAGATCCTCTTCGTTTTCTGCGCTTAAAGTAAGTGGTTGAAATAATGGAACTCCTAATAAGTTGGACGAGGTACCATAATCTTTTCTTGCTCGAGCAGGAATAGAATCATAACCATTGATCTCATCCGTGACTTCCTTAAGTGCAATGTTATAATCAACCTTATCATTCGCTTGCATCAATCTTTGAAGCGCATAAGCAACTTTAGGACGATAGTTGTTATCTCCTGCGATCTTACTAATTAATTGCGATATTTTATAGTTCTCTGTTGGCATATTACATTGCTACTTCAAAATCTCTTACTGCTGCAACCATTGCTTGAGTAACTTGTTTTTTAATTTGCCCGGTGCTTTCTTTCATGTTCTGAGTACTGATCGTTATATTCTTCACGAGGTTTTCAATACGGACATTAATGTTTTTCATTTCTCCACCTGAGCCTTGGATGACTTTGTCTCTGGTTGGAACTAATGGTGTTTTTGTGTCAGCTACATCGTTCCCACTTGTATCAGTATCTACTGAAGTTTTAGTTTTTTTGCTTTTACCATCCTCAAGAGCCTGATCTTTTTTGTTCTTTACTACTTGACCAAGCAATGCTTGCTCCTCCTGTGCGAGCTTAGCTACATCCATAGCTTGAAACTGTTCCGCTGAAAAGCCTGGTGTACTTAAACCAATAACTTGATCTAAAAACCCTGGGCCTTCATTAGCTTCTTTCATTCGCTCCTTTATCTTCTCTTTGTATAATTCAGCAGCAGCTTCGCTTCGAGCTCTCTTCATTATATTTTTAGAGATATCCTTATGGAGTTCATTGATCTTCTCATTCGTTAATTCTTCCTCTTTATATTTTGAAAGAATATCTGGATACTTATCATTAAGTTCAGAGATAGCTTTTTTACGTTCATCTGTTCCTTCCTTAGCTGATTTTATTGTTTCAGTTAATAATGTGAGTTCAGCCATTTCATCTCCTGCAATATCAATGGCTTTTTCATTAACTGCATTTGCTGCTGCTTGAGCTGTTGTAGTTCCTTTCAATGCTTTCGTTAAAAAATAAGCGCCTGCTGCTAGGGCAGCAACTCCTGCAATCACCAATCCAATTGGATTCGCTGTCAATGCAGCATTCCATAACCATTGCGCTGCGGCTACAGCTTTAGTTGCTATTGCTCCTGCAAGTTTAGATTTACGGAACATTTTAACACCTGAAGATGCAGCACTCACAATTGGCACAAATGCAGAAAGTTGACGAGCAACATCTGAGATCGGCTCGAGGTATGCAAATACTCCTCCAGTTGCATTGAATAACGAAACCTTAAAGTCATCAATGGATGCTTGTAGTCGCTTTTGCTTCTCCTCAGAGGTTGCCATGATTGTTTCAGCTTGCTCCATTGCAGTATTTGTACCTGAAATTGCAGTTGTCATTTGTTCCTGCTTATCAATCGACTGAACCAATGCTTGTGCTCCAGCTGCATTTTCTCTTCCGAATAACTTAGACATCAAAGCAGCATCGCCTGACACAGCCTCCAATTGTCTCAAACGATCAGTAAATGAAAGTGACTTATCGGATAAAGCTTCAATGGATACTCCTGCAGAGATAAGCTCCTCTTGCACATCTTTTGGAAGGAATCTCCCTTGATTCATGGTTGCGATCACGTTCCGTAAGGCAATACCACCTTCTGCTCCTTTCTTTCCTGCTTTGTCAAGTAATTGTATAGAAGAAAGCATCTCTTCAAATGATACGTTTGCACGCATCGCATCACCACCTACATTCTTAACCGCTGCTTGAAGTGTTGGTAACTCAGAAGATCCCTCTTTGGCAGATGCTGCCATTGAGTTCATCATGTCTGTCATTACTGCATTCGCCTCCGCTGCGTTTGTTGTATCAACATTATATTGATTCATCGCTGTGGTGATCACTTCGGTTGCGCCTTTCACATCGCCATTCATGGTCTTGGCTAATTTCTCAGCGTTTTGAGCCATCATGTTTAGCACTTCAGGCGTGTCTGCTAATTGTGGACCGAGTTGTGAAAGGAGGAGTTTAAAGGTGTTTACTGAAGATGCTGCATCACCACCAAAGATCTTAGCATTCTTTCGTGCCATCTCTCCAAGGTGATCAAGTTGGTCTCCAGTCTGACCAGTAATTGCAGAAAGGTCTGCCATTGCAGATTCAAAATGCATACCTGGCCCTGCAAGATCAGCTAATGATTGAGTGACGTTTTCAAGTCCTTGAGTAACGTTTACAAATGAGATATTCTTGATATGACCAGACATTGAGTCGAAAGCCTTCTTAGACTTTGTCTCAATTCCAGTAACGCTTGTTTTCAGTTTTTGCGTGTCCTTTCGGAGCTCCTGCATTACTTTGAAAACATTGCCCTCAAGATCTATTGTAAACCGAGCATCACTCATCGTTTGTTTTTCGCTTTAATCACTTCGTTGTAAGCTTCGAGTGCACCCTCCCGCACCGCTGCTTTTTGTTCTGTAAATCTGTGGTTGTATAACCAAATTACATCCGCTGCCCTCTGGGCGAACTCCTTCTCTGATAACTGGTAAGGGTCAAGGTGAAACTCCGACCTGATCATAACTGCTAGTTTTCTCAGGTCGGCTGTTCCATCCTCAGTGGGAATCAAAGAGGAGTTTATACGTTTTTTACCTCTCCTATTAAAATCCTGAATGATTGAGAGATTGATCTTGCCAATGAGAATTTGAATTCATCATTGTTTTCGAACTCCTCATCTCCTCCAAGAAAACAGTTGTCATATTTAAACATGACGTTGTCGATTGGATCATTCGGATGTTCAGCATCGGCAGCCTGTACAATTTGGAGATCAGGCTTAATAAAGTAAGCGACCTTTGCTGGTACTTTTTTATTCGTGCTCGTCTTTACTTCAAACTTTTTAAGTCTCTCTCCGTACTGCTTTTTCCAAGATTCAACTTGTGCTGCAGTTGCTGTTTTTCTTTTCTTTGTTGCCATAGTTGTTTACAATTATACGTTATAGTCGATGTGACTTGTGATTAATTCATGTGAGTGACTGATCTCAGTATCTCCTTGAGAAGAGCTGATTCCGTTCGAAACAAACTCACAGTTACGGATGATATCCGTACGCAATAGAGCGCTGTTCTTTGGTTTAAAAGTCACTACAATATCAAAAGGAGGAATGTCCTGAAGCGTATCTCCATCAGGAAGCGCAGACATGATTGCACGAGTTTCGAACTCGGACAACTCCATTGAAGCTGATGGCTCGTCGTTTCCGTCACCTCTAGCGACAGGCTTGTCTCCTGCTCCGTAGATGTTCTCCTTTGTTTTACTATTGCTGTAGTCAATGCTTTTGACTCCAGTCGCAGTTCTTCCTAAGAAGTTGATCTTGATAGATCCCCATGAGGGCTGCTTACCGTTAATGAATGGTGCTGGCATAATTCTTAATTTGTAGGGTTATTAAATCCAATGTCTACATTGATCTCTCGGGCTTTACCGAATGGGATCAGTGACAATTGTGTATTCACTACTGATGTTGCTAGAACATCCTGAGCAGGATCAATAAAGAAATTGAAACCTGATAGCTCTCCAGACATTTGCTCTGCAATCGCCTTATCAACCTTCGCTTTTAAAGATTGAACATAAGTGGCATCAAGCTGACCATTTGAAGGATCTATATCTACAGGACTCCCAAGATCAGGAAGCAATGTTGCACGCACAATACGTGTTGCTTTATTGATCGTTCGTTGATTCTCAATGTAAGCGTAGTCATCCGTTGCAGGAATACAGTTGTGCGTATCGTTAAAGTAGATACCTGAGATTCCAACATGTTTACGGAAGAAGATTGCTCCTTCAGTATTCGCTGTATCTAAATTAGATGCAGAGACATCTTGAACCTTCGTGTTTGAAATCGCTGGAATACTCAAAGTTCCGCCAAGCATGTTGAAGTCTTGAACATAGTCAACTCCTACATGCACAGAAGCTCTTGATACTGCTCCAAGCAATGTACCTACAGCTGCGTAAGTTTCATAAGCAGCGTTTGCACTTGAGACAGAGAAATCTTGACCAACAAAAACCGTAGCTTTTGCTGCATTTAAAGCTCTGAAATCATCAGAAGCAGTGATGTCATAACCTTTACCTTCAAGAATGATGTGTGTCGGTTTGTGACCTGAGTACAATGATGCTGCAACTATTTCTGCAGCAGGAATTGCCAACAATAATTCAGTAGTGTCTGTTACTGGAATAGTCGGATTGTAAGATACTGCAAACTGATTGATCTTTCCGTCCGCTGCATCTTGAAGCGTTGGGATTGCATCCACCAAGTTCACGAATGTATCAGCTTGCGCCTTCAACATGATATGCAACTCACCGTTTGGATTAACTCTAAAGAACTCCTTGATGTGTTCGTATACCAGAACTGTGTTGGCTGTGTCATAAGCAGCATCGAGCAAAAGGGCTTCTGCTTCTTTTACTTCAACCAATTTATAAGGAGTGTCTAGTTGAGCACCGCCAACTACAGCTACACCACTAACGATCAAACCGCTAATCATGTCCGTGGATGGTTCACGTCTTCCGAGACCTCCACGTGTTTTTGAAATATTTACGTCGTTCAACATAATTACTATTTTTCAGTTTTAGTCGGAGTGAATTCCCCTTCTTCGTTTTCTTCACTTTCAGAACCATCTACCTCTTCAACTTTGTCAGGATCAAAACTTGCATCTAAGAAGTCTTCAATTTGCTTGATGATCTCAGGATTAGTTCCGTCCTTAATCTTGATGTCATTCTTTTTAGCGTAGGCTTTCAACTCCGCTTTTTTCATTTTACTGAAGTCGGGAGTCGTGTTTTCAGTTTCATCTGAAGATCCTCCTTCGTCTTTGGATGTTCCTGGACGGTCAACCTCTTCAACTTTTAAACCTGATGACTTAGCATGGTTCTTTGCCCAATGCTCGGCTTTCTTTGTAAAGATTTGACCATCTGAGCAAACGATACAAGTGTTTTCTTCAGGATAGTTTTCAAAGAATTCGTCAATTCTTTTTTGGTGTTTGTTTTTACCAGACATATTTTTTAATTAAAATGATTACTATAATTAGAGCGACTATAATACCTGCAATAATGAGGTAGATCATCCAGCCGTTTTTTTGGATAACCTTTTCTGAATTTGATTCTATTTTACTTGTTTCACCATGATGTTGCCTCTCAAAGTACTTCTCCATTGTGCTAGCTACAAGTTTCTCAACTTGATCACAAATACACTCTGCAGAGATTGAGTCGTTACGGTATTTAATTATTGTTTGAACACCGTTTTTATGGGTTTTAAACTCTTTTATCTGCTTAAGTAAATCAATAGAGATATTGGAACTGTCTGAGCGCTGCTCAACAATAACAGTATCTATACTTGTGATTATCTCATGTGATATTGTGTCACGATGAGTCAACGTTGTCTCAGACGTCTTTTCCGAGTTCTTCATAACTCTGCAAGAGGTAAGTGACAACGCCAACGCCAACGTGGCAACAACTATGAAAGCAACTTTTTTCATGCGTTTAATTATTTTGTGGACATTCAGCGCAAGGATACTTGTCTCGCATTTCTTGAATATCCTCGTGTAGTCTTTTATTAGAGTTCGTTAGTTCACGGATCTGACGTTTGAAACCTTTCTGCTCTTTGATGTATTCATCCAGCTTGTTTTCATAGCGCTGAACCGTTTCTTCGTGGTGCAACCTCAGAGCTGCATTCGCTTCAACACTTTCCATTACTTGCTGCTTCATGTCTTGAAACAGTTTGTTATACGTTTCGTGATATTGATTCACATTATCGATCTCGAGGTTTTCATTTTGCTTTCTAAGACTTTCAACCTCAGCTGAACTCTTCTTTTTAATGATTTCTACCTCGGCATTAGACTTCTTTCTTCCGAATAAAAAGCCAAAGAATCCAAGCAATGCGCCTGAACTTATAATGCTGATTAATATTTGCTGCCAATCCATTACTCTTCGTAATATTTATTGAGTGAATTAACCAGTATAATTCCTGTTTGGAGTCTGTAATTCCAATCACGAAGCATTCTTACATCATCGTCATTCGTGTGAAATCCAAGTTCGAAGAGTATCGCTGGACAAGTAGTATCTCGAACAACGGCAAAAGAGGCTTCCTTATCCATGTCTCCATCAGAATGATCTGTACGAAGTGGAACATTTGGAAAACGCTCCTTAAAGTTTTGTAACCAAAGTTCCGCAACCTTGTCAGCTTGTGATTGACCGAAGTATGTAAACGCTTCAACGCCTCTTGCAAGTGAAGACTTAGCCCCGTTTGAATGAATACTAAAAAGAATTACATCATTGGTAGCTGCTATTTCATTTGCTCTTCGAGTTCGCTTGTAAAGCGGAACATCTTTCCAGTTATCAGGATCTACTGTGAACTCTACATGGTAACCGTGCGTTTTCAATATCTTAGCCCACTCTCGAGCGAACACTCTATTCCCTACACCTTCATAGTAGAAGGAACCATCAACCTCGTGAAGAGATCTTTTACCTGCAGTAACATACTTCTTGGTTAGTGGATTGATTCCACCGTGTCCAGGATCTAATATGATAATGGGTTTATTCATTGGGTTCCTTCTTTTCTTCTTTGTGTGTTGGGTTTATGAGTCTAAGACTATACTACTGGAGAGTAAATTGCTGCAATACCTTTTCCTCGGATAGGCATTGAAAGTCCACGCATCTGGAATCCAAGAATATCTGCACGTTGTTCAGGATCATTTTCCTTACTAAACAATTCTTGTGTTCCCTGAGCACGCATCACTTCATCCTTATGGAAAGCTAATGAAGCATGTGCGTCTGTTCCTGCTCCTGCAGCTCCAAATGCTACTTGTGCACCAGTCGTGTTATTGTATCTTGGAAGTCTTTTCTCTGCTAGATAGTAGATCTTAAATCCAAGCAATACACCTTTCTCAGTAACTCTGTTGTATCTATCCACATCTTCCACTTCAAGATCTTCCTGATGTTGTGCTGATAATACAAGTATTCTTCCTGTTGCTGGCATTTCTGCATTGTCAAATCTCTTACGAAGTTTTGCAACGTCTTTAAATGTTAATCGTTTAACACCACTTCCGTTATCTGCACCTGTAGCAACAATCAAAGGAGTATCTGTTGTGTCAGCGGATGGAGCGATACGATATGCTGCATATTCCATGAATGTCATCTTAAGCGCTTGCTTATGACCATAAGTTACTGACTTGATTTTATCGTAAGAAAGCGTTGCCTTTTCAATATTACGAATCATTGTATTCGTAGTATCATAAGTGTCAAGTGGCAGAGCAATCGGTGCATCAGTACGTTGAGAGACTGCGATAGGGTAAGAAGTATTATTAATCAATACGTCAGGATTAACTCCAGCTTCTGCAAGATTAATGGTATCGTTATCAACAAAAGCGGACATATCTACCATTTCAGACAAGAACATGTCGTCAGCGTAGAAGTCTTCCTTAAGAGTATCCAACCATACTTCTTTATTCAGACCTGCGTATGCAGCTCCTTCGACTTTTGGAGAGAATAACGATGCTCCAAACAACGTTCCTGCAGATGCAAGAATTGGAATGCCTGTCAACATTGTGACTGCTGATGCAAACAAACCGATCGAAAATAATGCGATTAACTTTTTCATTTTACTTTACTTTATTGTGAGGGTTTTCCTCGGGTTTATAGATTTGCGGATTTTTTGAGAGCGTTGTAGCGTTCAGGATCCTCTTCCTGCATTGCTAAAAGACCTTTCATATCTTCTTGCTTCCATTTTCTGAAGTTCCAGTCATCACGTCCATCTGCTGAAGGAGTGTTTGGCTTACCTTCACCTCCTGCTGCTGCAGTGATGTTTTCTTTGGCTGGAATAGAGTCAATCGTGTCTTTTGCAAGATCGAAATCAGCTTGTGCAAGCTTTTCATAACGCTCCTTATCGGCCGCTTTAATCTTTCCTGACTTCACAGCTGCGGAAATCATTCCGTCAATTGCTTTTTTTGCTTGAGCCTTTTGCTCATTAGCCAAACGCTCGTTTTCTTTCTCAAGCGTTGAGTTACGATCAATCATTGCGTTGATCGCATTATCAACTGCATTTTCGTTAGCGTCAGGATCTACTCCTAATGCGACTGCAGTTTTTGCATTCAGATTCTTCATGCTATTGTTTATATTTGGTTTGCGTTTTTTGTCCGCTTCAGCTGAGAAGCGTTTTTGTAGAGACTCATCTGATTCAAATGAATCTAAGCATGCAGCCATATTCTGCATGTCGTGATAAGCGGTGATTGCTTCATCTTCTAATTCAGGATCTACGATCTCATCAACGAGACCTTTCTCAAGAGCCATTTCAGCAGAGAACCAATTGTCTCCATCCATCCAGCTCTTGATCTCTTCCTCAGATTGTTCAGTTCTTTTATTGTAGTGTTTAATGAAATCAGACTCCAATGATCTTAACAACTTTGCATTCTTTTCAAATACAGTTGCAGTTCCTTCTACAATACCTGATGGAGAGTGAATCATAATAAAAGCATTGTCAGCAATTTTCAATTTGTTTGCTGCAAGCATTATGATTGTCCCCATAGATGCGCTGATTCCATCAATTACAATCGTGAGTTCTCCTTTATAATTTCGGAGTGTGTTATATATAAGGTTGCCATCAAAGACAGATCCTCCTGGTGTATGTAAATGAATTGTTGCTTTTGACTTACCTTTCAAAAAGGAAGTCAATTCATTCGCGATGTATTCACCGTTCCCCCAGTAGATGCCACCATATAACTTACCAACGTTGTCCTGTGATGTAAAAATCATTTATTGCGCTTTAGAGACAAAATTGCAGGTGTTTTAGGGATTAAAAAAACGTGGCATAGATATCGGTAAGGCTACTGTAACATAATGGTTTTGTGAAATTAACGATATCTTTTAAGCGCTTTTTATAAGGTCAAAAATGTGTGAATTTTGGGATATGAAGATCGCAGATAAAAAACACTTAGCGCAAAGCCTGTATGTCAAATCTGACAATACACGTAAGCAAATTGCCAAGACGGTTGGAATTACAGAAAAGACTTTAAGAAAGTGGATAGATGAAGGAGAGTGGGATAAAATGAAAGACGCTATTCAGGTCACTCGTCCGCAATTATTACAAGAAGCTTACTCCCAACTCAAGGCTGTGAATGAAAAGATAAGAGACGATTTTGGGAACGTGCCAACCAAAGACTTAAGCGATGCAAAAGGTGTTTTAAGGCGTGAGATTGAGTTGTTAAGTAATCAGCCTATCCATAAGTACATCGAATGTTTTGAAGATTTTATTCAGTACCTCTCTAAGAACGAACCAAAGGAACTGACAAAGTTTGCGCAACTCTCTCAATCATTCATCAACGAACTTGCAAAGAATAGATAAGTATGGCAGAACCGCACAAGCTGAAAGATAAACAGGCGCAGTCAAGGTATTCGGAACTTTGTCAGCGTATTGCAAAAAACACTGGTATTAATCCGTTTGAATCCAAGAAGGATAAGAATGAGAGGATTAAGGTGAATATGGGCGATTTTAAAAAGTTCGTAGGCTATTACTTTGATCATTACGGAGATTCTGAAACACCTGATTTTCATATTAAGTTGGCACGTAGAGTAAGAAGGTCTAAGAAATATAAAGCTTGGCTCAAATGGGCAAGAGGTCATGCGAAGTCTGTTGTAGCAATTGTGTTGCTTCCTTTATGGTTGTGGATCAATGGAGAGATAAACTTTCTTCTTGTCGTTGGACAGAACGAAGACAAAGCGAAGATCCTGCTCGGTGACCTTCAGGCAGAGTTTGAACACAACCAGAGACTAATAAACGATTTCGGAGCGCAAAAGCTGAACGGTAGTTGGGAAGATGGATTCTTTGTTACTAAATCAGGATTCAAAGCTAAGGCAATTGGTATGGGTCAAGATCCACGTGGTATTCGTGTAGGTTCTGATAGACCTGATATGATTGTTGCGGATGACTGGGAAACCAAAGAAACTGCCAAGAATCCTAAAAGGCAAAGAGAGTATGCAGAGTGGTTCCTGCGTGGTGTTATTCCAACAATGGACAACAAGAACCGAAGAGTGCTCATTGCTCAAAACAAGTTTAACCCAGTCATGATTTTTGACCATGTAGTTGAAGGGAACGACGAATGGAAAGAAGACCGTGTTAATGGATATGATCCTGTTACTTATGAGCCAACATGGAGTTCAAAGTATGATAAAGAGTTTTTCCAAGAGCAGGAAAAGACAATGGGTACTGTTAGGGCACTTGCAGAATATAACAATACGCCTCATGTAGAAGGTAAAGAGTTTAAAGACGAGTATATCCAATGGGCAAAGCTTCCTCGTATTGACACCTTTGATCAGATCATTGGGCGTTGGGATGTTGCTTATGGCGGTACAACTACAAGTGACTTTAACGCCATACGAGTTTGGGGTGTGAAAGAAGGTAAAAAATACTTGATTGATTGTTTTGTAAAGCAATCCAAAGTGAAAATAGCGGTGAGGTGGATTGCTTCTTTTCAAAGTAGATTGCCCAGGAGCGTAAAAGTACAAATTGGATTTGAAGCGCAATTTTGGAATGAGGCGATAATCGACACAATCAGAGAGGTTGAAGAGGAGCTCGAGATAAAACTAAACCTTGTGAAAATTGAGCGCAGGAAAGGGAATAAGTTCGATGCGATGATGGAGATGCTTCCTGATTATCAGAATGGACACATTTATTATAACCGTCAACTGAAAGGTCATAACGATACTCAAACAGGACTTGCACAACTGAAAGGAATAGAACCAGGATACAAATCGAAAGACGATGCTCCCGATGCAGATAAGTATGCATTCGACTATCTCGATAGATTCAAAAAATGTAAAAACAGCTCAACCTCTCGATTAGGAGGAGGAAGGGTTTCACGTAAATTTTAACTATGACAATACTAATTTTAGATGACTTTGATCAAGTGATCACTCGTGCTGAACTGGAGGATGTCTGCGGAGATCTTACAACAACTGGATTGGCTCGATTGGACACCCTTGAGCAAAATGCAATTATTGAAATGAATGGATATCTTGATGTGAGATATGATGCCGTGAAGTGTCTTGATCCTGCAGAGAATGATAACATCAGTATTCTTAAGCAAAAGCTTGTGGATATGATCTTGATGAATGCGTACTCATCAATTACTCCAAATAACATTCCTGAGCTTCGTGAGACTCGTGGCAACAATGCAATCAATTACCTTGAGAAGGTGGCAGATGGTTTTATCAAACCTAAATTCCCGATTCAGGAGGAAGAGCCAACCACTCCATTAAGACATGGCTCATCATTACCCAAAACTGACAATTACTTTTAATCATGGCAGAGAAAAAAGAATTTAAAGAACGTCCTAACAAAGTACTGGACACAATTATCAGAACTTCAACAGCTCGAGCTCGTCGACAAGTTGCTGATTGGCAACAAGGATTAAGAGCAGCTGAGAATGTGGAAACGCCCAAACGTTCACAACTTTACAATATCTACAATGACATTTTAATTGATGCGCATTTGTCAGCTGAACTTGGGAAGCGAAAAAACTCATTACTGGAGAGTGACTTTGATTTGTTCGATGAGGACGGAGCTCCAAATCCTGAAGCAACATCTGAGATCAATAAAGCTTGGTTTACAAAGCTACTTTCCTATGCTTGGGACGCTAGATCTTGGGGACATTCTTTAATAGAGATCACTAAGCTTGACGATCAAGGAAGGATTGCAGATGTTGAAATTGTTAATCGTTGGCACGTGGTACCTGAAAAAGGTCTCGTGGTTAAGAACGTTGGTGATGAAAGTGGGATTAATTTTCGTATAGATCCAAAGTATTCTTCTTGGCTTTTCGAAGTTGGAGATAAGTATGATCTTGGTTTGCTCAATAAGTGTGTCCCTCACGTTTTGTATAAACGATTTGCTCAAGGTGCTTGGTCTGAGTTTACAGAGTTGTATGGTATACCTCCAAGATATGTGAAAACAGATGCTCGAGATAATACGCATTTGAATAGACTGGAAACTATGCTCCGAGATATGGGAACGAGTTCCTATGGAATCTTTGATAAAGAGGAGGAGTTTGAGTTTATGGATGTGCCAACTTCAGACGGTTCTCTATTCAAGAATCTCATGAACGCTTCTGCAAATGAAGTTTCTATTTTGATTAATGGATCAGTAATCGGTGGAGAGTCGGATGGAGGCTCAAGAGCAAAAGAGCAAGTCGGATTAGATGTATCAGAGAAGATTTGGAAAGGAGACAAGTCGTGGATGGAACGCATCATCAATGAACACTGGATTCCGAAGTTGATTGAATTAGGATATCCGTTAACTGGTCTTCACTTTGAATTCAACCGTGAAAAGAATCTACAGGAGGAATGGAAGATTGTTGACGGTGTACTGCGACATTATACGGTAGATCCAAAATACATCATTAATACTTTCGGTATTCCTGTTATTGAACAAAAGAGCGTGAGTGATCCTGCTCCTGGTCCTGAAACAAAAGCGAAAGGATCTTCGAGTTTTTTCGACTGAGCCTCGATGGGCTCGGGGCGGAACTCGGTAAGATTTATCAGGAGATTTCTGCAAAGTCAAAACGTAGGTTATTCACGAACAGCAAGCGTGATGAATTAGCAGAGCAGTATCACAAAGGAAACACGGATCAAGTGATCGAGGAAGTTTGGAAGGAAACGGACAAGCAACTTCGAAAAGGAGTAATGGATGGATATGGAAAGACCGGTTATGATCTTGATGATTTTGATACTGTACTTCAGTTGAATTCAAATATCGGTGTGTTCTCTGCTTTCAAATCGTACAGAGTAAATCAGGAGATGAAAGCCAACCTCACAGATGAGAATGGTAAGAAGCTCTCGTTTGATAAGTTTTTGGATCGGTACCAGAAAGTAGATGCTGAGTATAATGCGAATTACTTAAGATCAGAATATAACCTTGCTCAGCGACAAGCAGCTTCAGCGAATCAGTGGAATGATTTTAAAAGAAGTGAAGAGCTCTATCCGAATCTGAAGTATATGCCGAGTAGATCTGCAGAACCTCGTCAGGACCACACAAAGTATTACGGTATCATTAAACCGATTAATGATCCTATCTGGAATGATTTGATTCCTCCGATTGCGTGGGGCTGTGACTGTTGGGTTACTAATACAGACGAACCGTCAGTTGCAACCACAGTTGAACCACCGCAGCCTGTTAATGGGATCATAGGAAACCCTGGTAAAAATGGTGCTGTGTTTTCAATTTCACACGCTTATT